GGCAACCTGACATCGTGCAGAGCACGTTCGCATCGGCGGGCGACAAAATCAAGCAAGCGAATGCTCGCCAGCAGATGGTGATGTCATCTGACGACATCTTCAAGCTGCTCGAACCCTCGGGCGCAACATGGAAGTTCTTGGGCGAGTACCGCAAGCAGCTTGAGGCTCGTTGTCACAAGCTGATTTTGGGCGAGAACATGACCTCCGACACGTCGGACTCGGGCCCCTCCGGCTCGACCAAGAACGCGGAGAAGCAGCTTAACACGAGCGCCTTGAGCCTGGCCCGCCAACTGTCCGAAGCTCTAACCCGTGACCTACTCCCGTTCTACGTCCGCAATAACCTGAACCACTTTACGGCGCTTGGCGAAGACTTTGGGTTCAAGGGCGGTCGCGCACCGTACATCGAACTCCGCACGGGCACCAAGATGCATAACGCATCGGTCGCCGAGGTTGTGCAGATCATGCAACTCGGGGTTCCGTTGACGGCTGATTTTGTTTACGAAATCCTGGGGACAGAAGCGCCAAGCGACGCACCGGAGATTTTCGACTTCGGCACCAAGAAGTCCGATGGCCCGCCACAACCCCCAACGGCCCAGCCGATGCTTCTGCCCGCGACCACCGAAGATGGCGCACCCTTCCGACCTGACCGCCCGGCGGAGGACGACGACACCGTTCCGACCGAAGAGAGCCGGGCGCAGGACCCGGATGAAGATTTGCGAAACGGAAAATAATTTGAGAATACCCCTTGACACTTTGCACGATTTTTGTATAATGGCTACACACCTCGCCCCCAGGTTGGGGCAGATGCGGGCTTCCCGGCCCATTCCTACCCCAACCTTTCCCGCGAGCTAAGTTGAAAATGGACATGAAAGTCACCGAAACCGAGAACGGCCTCTTGGTCAGCAACGTCCAGATTATGGGCGTTATGCACGATGATGTGCGACCGGACGTGCCTCACGGCGTGACCATCGACATGATGGAGCGCATGGTTTCAATCTTTGAGCAGAACAAGAAGCGTGGCAAGATGCCCCGTTTCACGATGGGTCACAACAAGCGGGACAAAGAGGCCCCGGTCATTGGCAAGGTGGTTGGCCTTCGCGTCGAACACGGCTGGCTGATGGGGGACATCCTCATCACAAACCCGGACGCCCAGAGCCAGTTCCGGCGAGGGGAAATCCCCGGCCTTAGTGCCGAGTTCTTCCCCGACAAGAACAACCCCGCCCTCTGGTCCGTTGCGACCACGATGGGCGAAGAGGGCGAGTTTGACATTGAGAAGGCAGATTTCCAGCCGACGGAGCTAACCGAAGCTCTGGCGGCGATGCACAGTGTGAGGGCCGAGCCAGTGAAGCTCGCCGTACAGGAGATGGGCATGGATGGCATGCAGATTGAAGTTGTGGGACTGCCGGAACTTTTCAACCGGGTCGCCGTACTCGAAGAGGCCGTAATGAACCTCCAGGCAAAACCTAAGGACGAAGAGATGAAGCCCGAGGGCGAGGATGGTTCCGGCGAAGACGAAGGGAAGGGTCCGCCCAAGCAAACTGCAAAAGACGACAAAGATGAGAATGAGTCTCAGGATGAGTCTCAGAACAAGCCCGATGCAAGTTCTGATAAACAGGACGGCGCAAAGTCAAAGTCCGACCCTGAAGGTGAGGGCGAAGAAGAGAAAGAAGAAGAGAAAGAAGATGAGGATGCTAAAATGAGCAATACAAGCATGGAAGTGGCGCGACTCCGCGCAGAGAACGACCTGCTCAAGGCGGGCGTCTCATTCAAACAAGAGGTTCTCGAATCTGTCGAGACCGAAGAGGACCTGGCGGAAACCGTCGCGACCCTCAAGGCTTCTCACTCGGCCAAAGATGATGACATGCCGACTGGCGAGAGGGGCAAGCTGTCCGCCCCCGCGCTAATCAAAATGCACATCCGCAAGATCAAGGAAGAGGAGAACGTAAACCATATGCAAGCGACCAAGTTGGTCCGTGAGCGCAACCCTGAACTTTTCGAGAAAAAGGAGTAAAGCGTGGCTTCTGAAACCCAAAACATGTTCAAGACCTTCATCGCCTACGAGGCTCTAGCCGCGCACCGCGTGGTCAAGCTGCACAGCACCGCCGGCAATGTTTTATACGCCGACAATGACGATACCGACCAAATCGGTGTCACGACTCGCTCGGCTGCGGCTGGTGAGAAGGTAACTGTCCGCCTGTTGAACGCTGGCGGGACTGTGAAAATCGAAGCGTCCGCTGCGGCCCTGGCCGTAAACGCTGTCGTCTACCCCAAGAATGACGGCAAGTGTGACGACGCGACTGGTGGCACGGCACTGGGCCGTACCCTGCAAGCTGGCGCGGCTGGCGACATCGTTGAAGTTCTGTTGAACTAGAAAAGGATAAGAAATGCCCACCCCATCGACGACTGGTGTGACCCAAATGCCCGAGCTGGCGGCGACTCTTGAGGAGTTCCCGATTCTTGCCGGACGCCGTGGTTTTATTGCCGGTCAACTCTCTCCCTTCGTCCGTGTCGCTCGTTCGAGCGGTAGCTACGGGATTCTGCCGATTGAGCAAATCCTCAAGCAAGCGGACCTGAAACGCGCCCCGGGTGCTCCGTACAACCGTACGGAACTCAAGTTCGAGACGGCGACATTCGCGACCGAAGAGTTCGGTCTGGAAGAGCCAATCGACGACCGCGAGCGTGCCCTGTACGCCGACTACTTCGACCACGACCAGATTGTTGCCGCACGCCTACAACACAAGGTCTTGGAAGGCTTGGAGTCTGCTGTCGCTGCCGCTGTCAAGGCTGGCGTGAGCACGACCACGGGCGTGAGCGCCAACTGGAGCACTATCTCCGCCGACATCATCGGTGATGTCAACGGGGCCGTTGAAACCGTCCGTGGTCGAATCGGCACCGCGCCAGACACGATGGTCGTGAGCTGGCCGAAGTGGCGTGCAATGCTCCGCAACACGGGCATCCAGAACCTCATCAAGTATTGGGGTCAAGACCCGAACATCCGCTCCCTATCCGCCACCGCCGACATCATGGCCAAGGCCGTCGGCATCGACCGCATCCTTGTGGCCGACATGGTGACAAACGGTGCGGCAGAGGGCCAAGCGGCCTCCTTGTCCGACATCTGGGACGTTGACGAGGCCGTGTTGCTCAAGACCGCGAAGACAGGCGACTTCCGCGAAGTCACCGCTGTCCGCATCTTTGAGTACCTTGGCGATGGCGCTGGTGTTGACGAGAGCATGTCTCTTGAGAAATACCGTGACGAATCCATCCGTGGCGACGTGATGCGTGCTCGCAATGAGTACGATGTCAAGGTTGTCTACGCTGCCGCTGGGCATCGCTTGACTGGCCTCAACCAGTAAGCACCAACCCAGGATACGCCCACTAAGGGGTCGGGCATGGCCCGGCCCTTTTTCTTGCACAAGGTATAGTCAATGGCTAAAAATAAATCCCAAACAATTTCTTTGGTCCAAGCAGCCGTTGATTTGTTTGACACAATCAACGCTTTCGGCGCTGGTGACTTTAGTACGGACTGCCAAGCCCTGCTGACTGCTATTGAGGCTGGTGACAATGAGGCCGAAGATAGCGAACTGCTGGACGCTGCCCGTACGGTCCTCGACTCGATGAACTCCCTCGCGCAGTCCATCAACTCCCTAGCGTTGCCGCTGTCGAAGTCCCTGGGGCGGTACGCTGGCTCCCCAAATCTGAATGACCAGCAAACCAACCTCGAATACTTCAATGAGAAGTTGATTGCTGATTCGGAGGCCGTTGAAACTCGCGGCTTCTCTGGCAAGACCACGGCGACGCCCGATGGCTCTAACGTGGGCACGGGCACGATGCTCGTGTACGACCTTGACCCATCCGGCCAGACCGCCGACATTGCACACATCGAGGCCGTGACCCTGCGGTGTGTTCATGATGCTACCGAGTCTGGCATTAGTGCGGGCAATGAGAGGTTCCTGGTCACGGGCGAGAGCGCAGAGGGTAATGCTTGGGAGGAGGTTGGCACGGGCGATTCTGGTGGAACGTACCAGACCCCATTCAACGGCTCTGGCGCGAACGCGCTGAATCCGGCCACGCCAATCGTGACCACGGGCGACGAAATCACTGTGGCTTCCGGTAATTCCACTTCTGAGAACCTGCTACTCAACGGCGGGTTTGAACAAACTTTCGGCGCGTCGTCGTCCAGCACCAAGATTTCGGGCTGGACCATTTCGACGGGCACCCCGGGCGATATTACGGCGGAGACAAGCAACCCTATTGCGGGGTCGCAGTCGCTTCGGTTCGCGGGCGATGCTACTCTGACTCAGGAACTGACGGGCCTAGTTCCACACGCGCCCTACGCCGTTCGCTTGCTAGCCGACGGCGACCCGAGCGTCTCCGCTGGCACGGTGAAGCTCCGTATTATTGATGATTCGTCAACCCACGCCGAAGCCAGTATTACCATTAGCACCTCCCTCCAATCGGCGACGGCGGCGTTTATCGCCCCCGACCGCGCTGGCGTGAACCTGCGCGTCGAGCTTGAGGTTGACAGTCTCGCTGGCGACGACGTATTGGTCGATGAGGTGGTGCTGACCCCCATGAAATTATTTGACAGTGGGCGGGCATTTGCTATAATTGCCGGACCGGTTCCGTTCCGCTATAATGACGAGTTCGTGAACACGGTGACGAGCACCGACGCTGGCAAGGTACAGCGATTCTGGAACCGAGTGTTCGGTGCCTATGCGACACATGATAGCACGGCAGTGGACTGGGTGGACCCATAAACACAGTAAGGAGTCGAGGATGGATACGGAAGCGTTGCAAAAGTCTTTCAATACGATTGTGGCCGCGTTGGACCTGGCCACTCAGCGCGGGGCCTTTGAAAGCATCGGCCAGGCGTTTGAGGTGGGTAACGCGGTTCTGCACATGAAGCAAGAGTTGCCCAGTCTGGCGAACGCTGCGAGTATGAGTGCGGACCTTCAATCGCGCATTGCGGCACTTGAGGAAGAGTATAAGGCCGAGAAGGGTGTAACACTTGAGGCCGTCAAGGAGGGTGAATAATGGCAACACTTGAGGACCAAATTGCCGCCGACCTTCGGGCTATCGTCGCGTCTGAAAACCTGATTGACATGAGCAATCAGCGTGATGACGATACGGCAGAGGACACCACTCGCACCGACCGCGTAGCGGCGCTCGCGGCTGCGAACGTCAAAGAGGTTTTGGGCGAGTCTATTGATGGTGACGACCTACAGGCGGTGGATTTTGGTGTCCGCACGGCACTCCTCAAGTATAATGTTCAGCTTGGTCTCAGGCAATCGGAGCAGGGTCAGGCGGCTTGGCGTGACCTGCGCCAAGAAATGCGCGACACCGCACGCGCCCGCCGCCAAAAGAACTCCGCGCCCGTACTCGACACCCCCGACCCCGACGACATCAACTCTCGTTTCCCACACTCAACCTGGGAGGAATAAGTGGCCATTGTGAAGTCTGGCAAAATCTTGTCGGCACCCGCAATGCTCGACCGAGTTGTTTTCGAGCTTCGCTCCACGACATTCCCACGGATTCTCACGAAGGTTGGCACCGACCACCGCGAAGCGTACCGAGTTGGCGGGCACCAGAATCACGGTGGGGAAGCGTGGGCACCGCTGGCACCGAGCACGGTTGCTTACAAGAAGAAGCGCAGGTTCCCGCCCAACATTCTCGTCCGCACGGGGTTGATGGGACTAACCACCCGCTCTTTCGCGGCCACCCAACGTCAGGGCCCCACGTCATTCACTTACCGCATTGGCGTGAAGACTTCGGCACCCTATGCAAATATCCACCAAGACCCTAACGGGTGGACCCATCACATGACGGGTGCGAAGATACCGTCCCGCCCGCCGCTGGACATTACGTCCGAGGATGTGGGTTGGGTGGCCCAGCAGATTCGGGCGGTTATCGCGTCGTTTAGGTAGAGTATGCCACTAACAGAAGGAACATTGTCAATCAGCGGTAGCGTCTTCGACATGACCGGAGTCGGCGCTTATGTTGGTGGCACGAACTTGGGCAAAGTCACGACAGAGCCAACACAGTCCCGTATTGTCCGCGATGTTGAGCTGTGGTCGAAACAGACCACGGGCTCAACGCCCGTCTTTGGCTCCAGCAGTGGGGAGCATATTGAACTGGCTATGGTTCTTAGCGACTACAACGCGGACACCCTTAGCATCTGGTCTCAAAAGCACCAGGCATCCGGTGCCGTGCAGAATTACCACTTCGGGCTGAGTGACTACAAGTTGGGGCACTTCTACGACTCCACCGAGTTATTCCCATTGATGATTCGGGATGACACCCTAGCCAGCGACCGCCCGGCGCTATACCTACCAGCCTGTGCCGTTGTTGACCTTGGCGAAGAACTCTGGAGCCGTAGCAAGAAGCACCAGGAAGAAAAGCAGATTATCATTGTCGCGCTTTATGACGAGACCCTCGGGACTCCGGCGCTGTATGGCGACTCCGCAGAGTTCCCTGACCTTGGTGGCGGGGGAGGTGAAGATTAGTGGCAACGACCGACGTACACACATTCCTCGACGCTAAGCGTGATGATATCGCGGCCATCCAGGACGGCGGCTCGGACGCTTTCAACCGAGTCCTACTCGTCCCCATCATTGATATTGACATGCTAATGGAGGGGACCGCCCGTTGGCCCGCCGCGTTCGTTACCGATGGTGGTGGCCAGCTTGATAACTTGAACGGCAAGCTCTGGACTCGCAGGATGCTTGTCACGGTTATGGACAACATCGTTCGCAGCGATTTCGGGGTTCGCAGTTTGGAGCAAGTCTTGAAGAAATGCGACCTGGTGCAAGACGCTCTCGAACACACGCGCAGCGACAGTGAAATCTTCATGGTCGCCGACACTGACGCCCAGGTCGAAGTTCTGGATGAGCACACCATGTTTGTGTATAAAACGCTCACGTTCCAGTATACCATTGAGAAGGCATAATGCCCGCCGAAGATAACGTAAACGTGAACCTACAGGCCGACTCGGTTGTCGTGGATGCGGTCAACGAGCAGTCTGAGAGTATCGAGTCTCTGCGCCGTCGGGTCCAACAGTTGGAGGCGGAGATTGCCCGCGAAGCTGCGACGAGGCGCGGTGGGACCCGTCGGAGTGGCGTGCGTAAGGCCCGCCAGCGTGGTGGTGCGACAAACAAAACATCAACCGCCGCCGAGGGGGTGTTTACAAACGATTCACTCAAGCCCAGCGTCCCCACAAACCCTGATTCCAAAAGCCGCCTTCGCGGTTTATCGCAGTCCGGTCTAGGGAATAAGGAGGGTGGGAAGTTGGGTCTAATTGGGGCCATCTTCAGTCAGGAAGGGTTCGGGCGCAGTACCGTGCCTGGTATCGAGTTGTCCTCAAGTAAAATCAGAGCCGTTGAGTATCGAGTACGCGCACTTGGCAGCGGGCGCAACCTGATGCTGACTCTTGGCAGAACGGCGCTACCACTGTACGCCGCAGCCAAGGTGGGGGAGACCTTTGGGTCTTTCAATGACGAGTTCATCCAGCAGCGACACAGGGTTGGCGGGCACCAAAGCAGGGCGGAGTATTTTATTCGGGAGTGGGTTCCAAAGCGGTTCTTGAGTGCTAAGGGTGCGCTCGGCCAGACCGTTGCCGGTACGCTGTGGGGGTTAGCCCAAGTGTCGGGAGCGATTTCAACCCTGGGGCTAAGCATGGGCAGCGCCTACACCCTGGGTTTGGCTGACCCCATTATTGACCCACAGATAGAGCAGATTTCTACCGGGCTTGATGAGGTAAACTTCCTGCTGAATGGTGGGGGCACCATCGGGCGCATTGTCCAGGCTCGTCGTCGTCGCGCCGAAGCACGCGGCCTGGCCGTCCAACAGGAAATCGAAAAGATAAACGCCATCAGAAACTTTCAAGATAACAACATTGACACACTCTACATGATGGGGTTCGGTAGTTATAAAGCTATTCGCAATGCGGTCTTTGGCCCCTCATTGGACGCCGCATTCCAGCGGGCGATAGAGGAGAATGATAAGGTGAAGTGGAGTAGTTTGAAAGGGTTTGTGAAATAATGCAGGTGACAGTCAATAACACCGAGCTTGACAACGGTTCTTGGCGCAGGATTGTAAATCAATTCAAGCGCCAGGTGCAGGGTGAGGCCACGCTTGATGTTTTTGAGTGTACCTTTTTGATTTTCGGAGACACCAACGAGGAACTGCAAACGCGGTTGAATAGCACCCTCTCTGACTTTGAAGGGTTCAGCGCCCGTGTGAAAGCGACACTAAACACCGCAGCTGCCAACAGCCTAATCGACTGGTACCCGGGCGATGGGGTTCATGAGGACACCGTTGTGAACATCACCTCGCTCCCGAACGACCAGGACACCGGCCACCGGCTGGTTTGTTACATGGCTGTTGGTGCGCCAAAGAATCTGACGGCCGTGCCCGGTGGCTCCGGCGCGTCGCCCGGCGGTGTTGAGTTTGAGGGGCAGGTCAACCGTTTTACCGTGTCAGAAGAATACTCGGAGTCGGGCGGTGTGACAATTATGGTTACGGGCGCGTTCCAGCCAACGATTGACGAGGCGGCTTTTGGCCCATTCCCACTCACCACCATCTCTGATGATTCTGGTAGTGCGAAGTTCACCATCACGGGGGTCCCCCCAGCGGTGCCGGACTACGAGGAGGGTCGGCGAATCAACGTGTCTGGCACCACGAACTACAATGGCATCCACATCATCAAAAGCATCACACACCTTGTGACGACCAGCGAAATCGTAACAGACGCCCCCTTCACCCTCTCTGAAACCCCCGCCTCGGCCACGCTCACTATTGACGACTTCATCCGTGGTGAAGAAAACTACCAGGCCGCCCGTAGCACCATCCTCACGGACTACCTCCAGACCGCGAGCGACGGTTCGCGTGACCCTACAACCAAGCGCGTGTTAGCACGGGAGAATCTCACCGCTCAGGATTCCTCTGGCACCTTTGTTGAGTTCATCCTCACGGCACGCGAACAGGATGATGAACTACCAACACTTGAGTTGGCCTCTGGTGCCGACATCACCCGTGGCGCTACCATCAACATCTCGTTGGCCCCCGTCGAGCGATTCAACGAGCGGTTTGGTGGTAGGTTCACAGAGGTCCGCGTTGAGGGGAAAATCCCCATCACGGTTGGGTCACTGTCAGAGAAAACTTTATACGAATGGTGGGAGCTGGTTGACCCTGAACTCAGGGCGATTATTTCTAATAAAACCGGCTTCGGGAGTCTCTATCTGTTATCGACGAGGCCAGTGCTGGACTACTTGAGTAACACTATAGTTTTTTCCGCACTGTATTTGGGGGACTTCGATAAGGTTATTGGGTACAATGACACTATGGGGGTCAAGGAAATATCCAAATACTCGGCTTACAGCGCCAAGAAGGGCGATATTCTTCAGCGCGGTCCGCGAGACCGTTCCATTGTGGCGTCTTTTGTCGCCGAGCGTATCGGTCTCGGGCGCGTCGAGCCCCGCACCTTACTGCGAAACCCGCCGAACCGCCGAGGTGGTGGGGTGTGGATAGAGGATGATTTCACCTATTCGGAATCGTTCGACACGGACCAGGACGGCCAGCTTATTTACACGACAAATGTTGAGGCCCGTTGGACATTGACATACCCATTCTCCGGCGGTGCTGGCAAGGTTATACAAAAGGGTAACAAGATTACGTTCACACCATAATGCCGACAATCGACCCTAAAACAATCCACCCAAACAGCCTCACTGTCCGGCACGAATCCGGCAGGGAGCTGGACTTTGCCTTTGTGCATAGGGTTGAAATCCGATTCACCCTCGGGATTGCCCCATACGAGTTCGCGTTGGCGACAGAGGACAAGTCGTGGCTAGGACTAAAGGGCGACGGTGTGACAATCAATGTCGAGAGTTCTAAGATAGACGGGTACTCGAAAAGGGACACGTTGTCAATCAACGGGTGGCGTGTTAGCGAGGTTCGCCGAGACCACAAAAACCCCGCGATGTATCTGGTCTCTTTTGCCGACCCGCGCTTCCTGCCGAGGTATAAAGCTCTAACAAAGAGTTACAACCTGAGGTGGTCTAACGGTGACTATGATTCGATGTCACTGCGCCAGGGCGGACAGCTTTGGAGCGTCGGGCAAGCACTCCACGACGCGATGACCCGATTCGGGTACAATGTCAAGCCCATTTCCGAGTGGCGGGCTTCCAGGGCCGCAATTTTTGAGACCCTCCCAGACAACCTTGGGAACGTGCGCTCGGGCGGGTTCTTTGCCGCGTCCCCGGACGAGGTGCTGGGGGCGTTGCTGAACGTAACGGACCTCACACTCGTTCCCACAATCGACGGCATGGTGAATGTCGTCGCTAAAACGGGGAAGGGAGTCCCGGGGGAGGACTCGCGCCTCAAGTCACTGGTGGAACGTGGTATTGTGTCTGGCGGCGCTTCCGCACCGGAACTGCGCTGGGTTCGTCCGAAAAAAATCCGGGTGCATTTCGAGCGTCGTCATGAAGGCGCGTTGTTTTACGACGCTCCGGTTGATGAGGGCGTTACATCGTCGGGCTCAACCGTGAATGTGGATGGGTTCAGGCTCGAAAATGTCATGCCGTTATACGACCCGGACGACCTGAACAACATTTCAGAACTGACCTATATCGGCGACGCTCTTGGTGAGGTCGGCTTGACTCTCGCCGAGGCGCGGAAGCGTTGGTTCAAGAAGGAAATCGCCGTCCCCAGCAAGAATAAGAACCGCGAGTATATTGACTCCCCTAGGGAGATTCTCAAGAAACGATGGTACAGCCAGCGTTTCAAACAGTTCTATCACTACTGGTTTCGCTGTGTTAGGGATTTCAGTGAACGCGCCATTTCAAATATGAGGATTGGCCGCCTTGACCGCGACACAGGGGCACCTATGGGGGCGTCGTCTGCCGTGTTTATGGACTACGCCGAAGATTTGCGCTTCGCGTCCTTTGAACAGGGGTCTAATGGGAACCCCCTCTCCGGGCGGTTCTCAGAAAATTACCCAATGGACAATGCGCTGGCCCTCAATGGGGCGATGATTCCCGCCCCCTTCAAGGCGACGCTTATCAATAATGGTGGCGACCTTCTCGTCGGGTTATCCCCTAATAGTTCGCCCTCCGAGGAGGTCAAGGGGGTGTACCCGTTTATGTTCAAGGAGCCCCTGAACTACGGCGACGTATTCAAAGTATTGAAGGATGAGGAAATCGAGTTTCTCAAACCTCGCGCCGAAATTGATGGCAATTTCAAGATGTATGTAATATACAATGGCACCTACACTGGCCCGACCGCCAAGAATGACATTCCACGTTCATACCACATAGACTTGCCAGTGTTTTCCGATGGCGAAATCGACCTGATTGAAACACGCTCAGAGGCAATGCACGCCGCGTTCGGGATGGACAATGACAGGCTTGTGGCAGCGGCGCTGGCGGGAGAGGCCGCACCGCCGCCGACTGAGCTTCTGAATGGCCCCAAACTTAGGGAGGAGGCCCGGCGCTTGCAAGCGTTCTTCAAGCGAAGTTTTGAATCCAGGATTGCTGGGGCTACGGTGTGCGCGGGCCTGGACGCCTTTCGGAACGTACCTGCTGGGTGTGATATTGCTGAGGTTAGGTTGGTGATTGGCGGCGACGCTCAGTGGTCCGTGACGACCGAGCATATCATTCACCCGAATGCCCGCATTGAGGACACCCGCGACTTAGACCTCGAAGGCAAACCTCGAATCATAGCGGAGACGAGCAATGAGTAACTTTACCCCACGCGATATGGGTGACGATGGCATCCGCGCCGTAGACATCGACAAGTCGATTCCCAAGAAGCTACGTGGCCGTCTCGTTATGCAGTTTGGTAAAACCACCGAGGAGGATGTCTTTGGGTCCGAGGATTGGGGGATGCGCTCTCCGGGGGACGTTGCCAACTCACTATACTGGCGGCACGACCCATCCAAAAACGCACCCCGTGGGGTTGTCGGGTCCTACTCGGACGCCTTCGTTGCTATCGGTAACTACGGCGTCAACATGAGCAAGAAGTCTTGGCTGCCGCTCAAAGATAACACGTCAGCCGCCGACGACGATTTTGAACCCCGTGATGACATCAGTGAAACACTAGCAAGCTACGGAGGTTCACGGGTGCCAGGTGGTGTGCCAGCGATGGTCGTAGCATCGACCGGACACGGCACACGGCACCCGTTTGCATTCACAAGCGGTGGCCCTTTAGTGGCCGACCACGAGAGCCCCACCCCACCCGAATACTCTCGCCACGTCTTCGACATGGACCCGCAAGGGAACCTAGACCAAGTCCGCCACGCGGGCCTGCATAGTATCTTTCGCGTTCGCGGTAGCATGTCGGCGCACTGTGTCGGTGTCCAGCCGCCGAGTAGCAAGTACGCTGTGAAACCACCCAAACCCGACGCTAACGGTGGCTACGCCATCTACTTGAACGGGACGAGGTCAACGGGCGACCACACCGGCTGGCTCCCGGTGACGTTCGCGAAAGAGGACGCGCTATTCAGCTACGAGCGGAATGGCCCCCTTGTTCCCGCCGCCGACAAGTTCCTCATTGGCGTGACAAGTGATGCGCGACACCTCGTGGCCGGTGGCATTAGCACGGACGCCTATCACGGACCACCTAGCCGCCCGGATGAGTGGTGGGGGACACAGGAGTTTGTGTTCCAGCCGTACATTCCACCAACCCGTGGCCCGTTCCCCGTCATAGTTGAGCAGCGGTTCGACAAGGACGTGGACATCCCAGGCCCCTGTGGGACGCGCAAGGGCCAGTGGCGATGGGAAACGTGGTCTCACTTTGCAGAGCCGCCGATGTGCGTGGGTGAATCCGAGGTTTACGGCGCACTAGAGGATGGGAATATGGGTTGGGACGGGGTGACGATTACGCACTCCAATATCCAAAATAATGGCTTGACATTTCAGCCGAAGTCTGGTATAATGACCACTCAAGGGAGGCCGGTATTCATTCGGCCATAATCACAAGATATGCCTAACAGGGGACCGAATCCAGATGGTGGCGCTTGGTGCTGGCGGAGTTCATCCGACGGCAAGGTCCACTGTACGCCGTACCGTTCGTGGGATGGCGCGACTGGTCGCTACCTTGGCGTTTGGACCCCAGGCGCATACCCTGGCGTCTACGAGCCGGGCCATATTGATACGGGGAGTGGCGGACAACCGGCCCCTCCATCACCGCCTCCCACAACCGGGAGTCCGACACCCCCCACCACAGGCTCCACCCCACCCGCACAGGGCGAGACCGCTCCCGCGCCCGGCGTCCCCAGCCCGAACCAGAAGGGACCCAACAGCGACCCGCGAAGCCCCTACCCTGACGACATCCCCCCAAGTGAACGCGAGTGCGGCCCTGCGATGGCGGAGCCGCCCGCTGATAGCTATGAGGGCAAGTACCGTCGCAATTTCCGTGACCAGCTAAAGGAGCCGCTCGTTGCAGGGCTGTTCCCGCTCGCTGTGTACGACTCTGCCGAAGAGGGGGCTAGCCCAACCTACAACTTTCAGCCCGTCATCAAGACTGACACCAAGGGCGCTATCCGCCTATTGGTCCCAGGTCGCGGTCCGGGCAGCCTAGTATTCGCACCGGGCGGTTTGGTTGACCGGCATATCACTGGCCGCCACCCGAGCGGCTCGACCTATTCTGAGTCTTCATTCCTAATCCTTAGCGGCACGACTGGCGTTGGGAACCCTTACGGGAACATTCTGTCATTTGGTGAATGGCTGCCGACGACGCAGCGGCCAGGCAACGGCGCTTACTTCAAGCGGGACCCGAATACCGGGAACCTGCGCCTACAGTTCACTGACTCGACCGGCGCGGACGACAATAAGGCATCCCTAAAAATCAATAATATGCTCTTCCCCAACTCGGATGGTTCTGCTAACCAGGTATTGACCACCAACGGCTCGGGCGTCCTGTCGTGGGGCACACCAAGCGGCGGTGCGGCAGTTGCGGATAATCGTTTGGTGCGAGGTGATAGCGGTACCGGCGTGCAGGGCAGCGGCATCACGGTTGACGACTCGGACAACGTAACGAACGTGGAATCGCTTTCGATTGCACAAGCGACGGCTGGCGCTCTGGTTCGTGAGGTCAAGACCAACGGCGTCATTATCTATCGCGAGTACCAGAACGAATTAGATACTATCGCGGAGAGCGGCACCACGGCAGAAACCGGAACGCTACACACGTTCAGCATGGCGAGCGACGGCACTTACACCATTGAGGCGACGATCATCGGGCGGGTGGACGCAGGTAGTGAACACTCAGACCAAACGACTGGCAACGGGTGTGCATTCAATGTACGCGCAGCTTATCGGCGCGTCGGTGGAACCGTCACGAAAATCGGCACCACGTTGACGGTGCTTGACCGACAAGATTTCGCTGGGATTGGTGCCGCGACGGCGGACTTCGGAAGCCCAAGCGGGAACAACGTGGCCTTGAACGTGACCGGCGTAAACGCTGCGCTCTCACCCATTGAGCCTTACGTCGATCAATATCATTGGCAGATGACCTCCGGCAAGATTCACGGACCGGTTTAGGAGTTAATAATGGGATTCAACTTTGGCTTTTTGCAAGTGATTAGCATGCACCCAACCACCATTCATTCTGGCAGCTTGAGTGATGGGGGCATTGGGAAAATTAGGGACTAACCACAGGAGATAATATGGGAACACCATTCAAACAAGGCGCTGAGGTCTGCCGTACTCACCACGGGTACACGATCACCCTCGCCAATGACAACGGCCAGGTGCTTATCCCCGCTGGCGCACACTACATGGACATCAAGGGCAACGCCGAGGCTATTGTCTACGACATGGCCGCAGCCAAGGACTTCGACATCGAGACTAACGAGCGCCACATTCCGGTCCCGGCTAGCTCGGCGGGCCAGGGTCTCACCGAGTGTGTACCCGGCTGGTACATCAACATCAGCCACTCTGACGGCTCCACGGCCATCGGCAAGCTGACTATCGTATTCGCTGGCGGCGAAGACCTGCCGACCAGCTTGACCACCAGTACGGACGATTCCTAATGTACGCCAGTTCACGCAATAGAAATCGCGTTCGGTCCAAGCGTCGCGGCGGTTCCGGCGGTGGCGGTGGTTCTACGCCGTGGTCGGGCACCGTCCTTGAGGTGAACTCAGACGGCGGTGCGGCGGCAGACGAGGTGGAGTTCGGTCAGGGCGAGACAGTTTACACCGGCGCACCTTCTGCGCGATACTCCACGCTGGCGGCGGCATTGTCCGCACTCGGCTCTGGCGACCAATCAACAGTGGCTATTGTGTTCACGAAGGCGGGCAGTTACGCCTGCACCGGCGGAGCGGGCACACAAACGGGCTTCCATTTGTGCGCGTCAACGAGTCTATGGACGACGGGAACCACAACCACGTCGGGCGCGAGCGACGTCGCCATCACTGGATGGTCGCAAGGCCGCATGAATAGCTGGACAGGCACGGGCTTGACGCTGGTGGGCGCGGGAGGCGGCGAATACACCGGTGGCGGAAACGAAACGCTCACGTTCTACTCATGCACGTATGTCCAAACCGGCAGCTATGGCTTAACGATGGGAGACGACAACACCCACGTCAAGTTTTACAATAGCATCCTATACATCACCGGAAGCGTATTGTGGTATGGCAACTTTGCTAAGGCGACATCCTCGATGCTCTTTGAAAACTGCACCATACTGAAAACTGGTGCATCGGGTTCGATGGGCGGGCGCGGAGCCGGAATGGCCGTCGAATACAACGGCTGCATCTGGTACAACTGCACCCCGCCATCGGGGGCGACCGGCGATTACAATGCAGCGGACAGCGCGACCAACCTGCCTGGTGGTAATAGCTCATCGTCGGTGGACTCAGCATATTTTGTGAACACGACCACCGACGCGCATTGTGCGAGTAACGCCAAGATGGTGCTTTTCGCGAACAACGAGGCGTATACCCGTGACGTGGACTTCACGGTGCGGTCAGGTAATTACGCGGGCGCGGATTACGTCGCGGCATAAGGAGGCTAAATATGACCGACTCGAAAAATACAGCAGCAATCGTCGCGAAGGTCGGTATTCCGGTCACGCTTGCTGCGGCGAAGAAAAGAGAAACACTATGGCAGAAATACCAACAGACAAATTGACACCCGAGCAAAAAGACAGCTTGCCAGCTAAGGAACCAATAATGAAATCCATTCCAGAGCCATACCGTTCACTGATCCTGTTGGCACTGGCCGGCCTTGGCATGTTTGGCGGCGGGGCCGCTGGCCAAGGTGTCTTTGGGATTAGCGAGGAAAAACTAGACGAAAAGTTGGAACAACAATTTGAGCAACAGGCCAAAGAGTTGGAAGCCAAGTTTGCGTTGTCGCGGGAGCGTGGGACGGTGCGGGATGTTACACTGGAAACCCACACTGAGGACATCCGCGAATTGTTGAAGCTGGTGCGGGCGTTGGAACGCGAAATTGACAAACGTGGGCCCATGCTGACCGATATGAAATCGGACATTCAGCGGATTGAAAAACAGTTGCTGGAACTAAAAGACAAATAGCGCCGGAATAGGCCGTAATCACGACGATATCGAAGAAATCAAGGGGCGCTTTCGCCCCGACCTGCAAGGAGGCAGAGATGAAGAAGTTTCTACTGGCGCTGCTAGTCAGCGCGACACTATTCATGACAGGGTGTAGGGCACTCGATAGCTTGCTGCTGGACCCGATGGTGGATATCGAGACCGGCGAGCAGCTCTACGTTGACCTAGAGGCCACAGAGGCCCTCCCCGAATCCGCTAAGGAGAATGGTGAGGTCGTCGTGGTACTTGAGTCTGAGCGCGTCCCGGGCCGCGAGTATGAGCTGGCCTACAGTGGCGACGAGTCGGCAACCGTGAAGTCCGCTAAAGGGCTTATCAGCACCCTTGGCCCTTGGGGCGCACTAGGTGGTGGCCTACTGTCCCTGCTGACTGGCGGCTACGCAGCGGCCCGTGGGCGTAAGAAGTTCAAGCTCGGCGGCACTAAGGAACTGCTGACCTCTGAGCTCGTCAAGATGATTGAGGAATTGAAGGCGAATGACGGCGACCTGAACGAGACCGTCAAGAAGCTCGGCTCCAAGGTCAAGGACCCCGAGTATCTCAAGGAGGTGGTCCGTATCGTGACGGGTGATTTCAGCGACTCCGAGCGCCAGAAGCTCCTGGAGAAGGCAGCAGCCGATGCGGTGAAGCGCAATGGGTAAGCGCCGAGAAGAAGACGTGACGGAGCTGGCGGAGCAGGTCAACCAGCTACGCAAAGCGAACGGGGTTCTATCCCGTAAGCTACGCAAGGCCAAGCACCGGACTCTGGAGCTCACCGAAGTCACGCTGGCCCATATCAGGGCGAATCCACACAAGTTCAAGGTCAAGACCCCTAGCGTATCATCGCAGGGGCGTGGCGACCGCGAAACGGCGATGCTCCACTTGAGCGACACCCAAATCGGCAAGCTCACCGAGAGCTACGATGCTAAGACGTGCCGCGAGCGTGTCATCCAGGCCGTTGAGAAGTCCATCGAAATTACCAACGTCCGACGCAATGGCGCAAAGATTGACGAGCTTGTCATCTTCTTCGGTGGCGACCTGATTGAGGGTGAGTTCATCTTCCCCCATCAGCCATTCGAGCTTGAGATGTCACTCGGCCAACAGGCTACCGTCGTGGCACCCGAGATTTTCGCGGAGGCTATCGCCCTCGCCGCTGGGGCCTTCCGTAAGGTCCGCACCGTATGGGTGGCTGGCAACCACGGTCGCGCAGCACCCCGTGGCACAGCCGCCGACCCCAACACCAATTGGGACACCGTAGTGGCCCGCGTCACCAAGGGGCTGCTGTACGAAGGGTCCCCTAAGCTGGCGAAGCGGGTGGAGTTCGACATTGTGGACCAGGACTGGTATCGCGTGGTGGACATTGAGGGCTGGCGCTGCCTGGTATTCCACGGCCACCAGGTTCGCGGTAGCACCGGTATCCACGGCCACGGGTTCTATAAAAAGGTGACTGGCTGGGTCCAGTGTCTCGGCGAGCCGTTCGACTACACCTATCATGGGCACTTCCACACACCAAGCAGTCGCACCATCAATGACGTGGAGTGCTTCCAAAACGGAACCACGGAGAGCGACAACGGGTTCGCGATGGAAGAGCTAGCGTGTCAGGGCTTCGCTGCCCAACGCCTACAGTTCTTCAACAAGACCTACGGCGTCATCTCGGACTGTTTGCTCCGACTTGACGACCGGCGCAAGCCAGCAAAAAGTCGGAGGTAGCATCGATCCACTACAAGCCAGTCTGGTGAATCGTAGACCCCCCCCTCGCCGTTTCGCCGGTGAGGCCAAGCCCCTGCTAACCAGGGGCTTGCTTTTTTTTGCAAATAATCCTATTTTTTCTCTTGACAATGATTGCGACGGGGGTTATAGTGGTGAACGCAAGAATCGCACGGGGTGGTGTCAAAGACTGTGCGGAGGATAGTGTCGGTTCGATTCCGACTCGTTAGCCGAGGACTGGTGTGAAGGGAGAGGGGTTCGATTCCCTTGATGCGCTCTGGAGAGACAAACGGCTGCGCTGGCACGGCGCTTAGAGCAGCGGCGGAATCCGCTGTGGGTGCAACTTGGCAACTAGGGCCCGTGAATGGTTTCGACCGCACCGTAGAGCTTCCAGTGAGCAGGTGCGGCACGCAGGTTCGACTCCTGCCGGGTCCACCAAATATGCTGGCCCGTAGCTCAACTGGATAGAGCATCCGGCTACGAACCGGGAGGCTGTAGGTTCGAATCCTACCGGGCCAGCCAAAATACAGGGAGGTGAAGTGATGGACATGAAGACGGTGGTGAGTGCGTGCGCCACACGCGAGGCAGAGCTAAATCTGATTGACAAGGAGTTAGAGCTAGAACTCATTCAGCTTCTCGACGACCCCGTGGGGAACGCGAGGGAGCTCGGGTTGGTGATGCTCAAGCGTGGCAGAATCAGCGTCGCTATGCTATGCAGGACGTTTTCGCTGACTACGGGGCCGTTTTCTTTCTGGTAACTGGAGAGCCGGGGGATTTTCTCCTTTCTGCAACCCCCATTGTCGAAGAGTGGACCGAGGCTATGGCCGAGAGGTTCGGCTGGAAGCTAATCAAACCAAATAACGAGGAGGACGAGTAATGATTGTATATGTACCGTTGTATCTACTGGGCCTGTTGCTAAGCGTGACAGGATTCGCGCGGGGCTTCGAGGGCATCTCGCACCTCGGCCTCATCATCATGTCGAGCGCCGGGTTTCTGCTGGCCGTTCGGGTAGCTAAGAAGGGGGTGGAATGAGCTGGCTCCCGGGAGTGCTGGCTATCCTTGGACTAGGTGGTGGCACGTTGATACTCGTATCAGTCTGGATGAAGTCTGCTAAATTGGCCCCACTGGGCATCACATTGCAGTCCATTGGAATCGGAGGTCTTATCTTATGGCACTAGAACTAACAACCACACGGAACGCTGCGGCACGGTCCACCAGCTTCCTCATCTATGGCGACCCGGGTGTCGGCAAGACAAGCCTGGCGAAGACGCTCAGGGTGTCATCAGACGACAAGCTGCTGTACGTCGCCGTTGACCCGGGCCAGCTATCGCTGCGTGACAGGGACTTCCATTGTCTACCGGTGCCGGGCGTGACGGAGGCCGAGGCCGTTGCGGGGCAGACCAGCCTCCACGCTGTCGCCGCCTTCATCGCCCAGGCGCAAGCCAGCGACAATCCATACGATGCCATCGTAATTGACGGGGTTGACGACTTGAGCCAGCTCGCCATTCTGGAGCTGCACAAGTACCACGGCAGCGACGGGCGTGCGGCGTGGGGCGACTTGGGCGACATGACGTTCAAGTTCTTCAACCACATTTCCAGGCAGCCGGGCACGATTATCCTTATCACCCATGCGGACGAAGTAGAGGAAGAGGGGCGCGTGATGTACCGCCCAGCCTTCATCGGTGGCAAGTGGCGTGGCAAGCTGGACCAGCCGTTCGACGAGGTGCTCGCCTTCCGCTACAAGAAGAAGGTCAAGGACGATGGCACCTTTGAGACGACCAGGGCCCTGCAAACGTCGATGGACGTTGACCCGCGTTACGTCTGCAAGGACCGTTCTGGCGCACTGGATATGTGGGAGAAGCCCGACCTACAGGCCATCATTGATAAGATTCGCAATGCCAAGACTGGCAGCAAGAAAAAGGAGACTAAATAGTGTTTGATCTGAGCAACGTGGACGCCAAGGATGGCGTCAAGGAAGTGATGAGCTACGGTCCGCTTCCGACCGGCGAGTACCCAGTGAAAATCAATAAGGTGGAGACGGACAAGTTCGCAGGTAAGCCAGACTATGGCTCGGGCGAACCCCGGAACAACGGCCAGTTCACCATCGTCAAGGTCGATGCCCAAGTCCTCTCGGGCGAGCACAAGAGCCGCTACTTTAAGCTGGAGTTGTGGCTTGGCTACCCGAAGGAGTTCAACAACAAGGGCAACTCCAACGACGAGGCGGTCGCCAAGGAGCTCGCGAAGCTCAAGCGGCTGGCTGAGGCCGTGGGTTTCGTGGACCTCCAGACAGCTTCTGACGCTCAAAAGCTCAAGGTGGAGAGCGGGCAGCTCACACCCCTGCCGCAACCGTTCGACCCAGCGGTGCTGGCCGGTAAGACTTGCAACGTGAAGATTAGCCACCGTGGCACCGACACGAACAAGAAGAGCGGCAAGGAGTACCACAGCTACTGGTTCAATGATGCGGCCCCTCTGGCGGACGATTCTCCGCTCGCGGCGTCCCCAGCAACGAGTTCTGCGCCAGCCTCTAGCAACGACTTCCAGCCACCGTTCTAATGCCTAGGCCTAAAGCTGAGACGTGCCCGAAGTGCGGGGTCGAGAAGACCCCGCTAACCACCTTGATTATCAAGTCGGGGAGGCGGGCTGGGAACTACTACGGCTGGTGCCGAGACTGCAAGAGGGCTTATGACAGGGAGCGGAAGCGGATTGAGCGCAGCGGCGGTTAGCCTAAACAACGAAGACTCGGAGCAGATGATACTGGGAGGTCTCTTCCTATGCGACCCGGAGGACATCCAGGATGTCTCGGCGCAACTCAAACCGGAAGATTTCTCGAACCACCTGCACGGTGTCGTCTACAGGGCCATCGTCTCACAGAACGCCAAGGGGGAGCAGCCCGATTGGGTGACAACAACGGACGAGGTTGGCAGGTTGGTGCCGCTCGACACGCTTGGAGGTCCCGAGCGTATCAAGAAGCTCTTGGCGGACATCACCCATAACGTCCCCGACAACTATGGGATGGCCGGTCACGTCGCCATCGTCAAGGACCTGGCCACGCGCCGGGGGCTACGGGATGTCGCACGGGATGCCTATGAGCAAGCTCACGACATGGGGGTCGAGCCCTCAGAGGTAGCCTACTCGGTCGGCGATTCGGTCAACAGTGTCTTAGACAAGGACGTGACCAACGACGGCATGACATTAGCCGCCGACGCCGTGCTAGCCACCCGGGAGAAAATCAAGAAGGGCCGTGGCGAGACCATCCTGACAGGGTGGAGTAACCTAGACTACCATACGGGTGGTTGGACCGGCGGGCAGCTTATCGTCCTCGGTGCCCGCCCAGCGGTCGGCAAGTCAGCCGCCGCCGTGAATATAATGACTCGTTGTGTTGATAAGAGACCCCTCCTATTCACACTAGAGATGACGGCAGAGGAAGTGGTCACTCGCATGGTGTCGCTCCGGGGCGAAGTGAATGGCCGGATGTATGCCAACAATGAGCTACCGGCGGGCCAGGCCGAAGTCGCCCGACGTGTCGAAGATCAGATGATTCAGGAACAATTCTTCATTGACGATTCGCCCAGCCTATCAATCAAGCAGATATGCGCCAAGGCGCTACGCATGAAGCGTCGGTGCGGTGTCGGTCTAGTCATTGTTGACTACATCGGCCTAGTGCGCTCACACCTGCGCGGGGAGACCCGGCAGCTTGAAGTGGCCGATGTGTGCCACCGGCTCAAGGCGCTCGCTCGTGAGATTGACGCACCCGTCATAGCACTGACCCAGCTTAACCGGGCCAGTGAGCATGACAACAGGCCCCCACGTCTGCACGACATGCGGGAGTCCGGCGACATCGAACAAGATGCGGACCAGGTTATCGCTCTGCACCGCAAGGACCAGGGCAGCAACGAGGACACTATCGACTGGATTGTCCTCAAGAACCGTGGCGGGCCAACGGGCACCATACCATTCCGCTTTCGTAAGCAGTATGTCCTGTTTGAGGAGGTCGGGGATGGGTAAGCGGAAGCGCATGAACCGGAGGGAGCGCCGGGACATGGTCGCCCGTATATCGAATAACGAGTGGCCTATGAAATGCCACTACTGCCGCAAGAAGATGCACAAGCACCAAGCTACACTAGACCACCTGACGCCAGTTTCCAGGGGCGGGAGGAATAACATCTACAACCTCGTACTGGCCTGTGCCAAGTGCAACAACGATAAGGGGAGTCTCTGCTATGGCGAATACATCGAACAACTACGTTCCCAACAACACCGAAAAAACGATGGCGATTCTAGACCACCTTCGGACGGGCGGTAGATACTGGCGTGACTGTCGCCAGGAGGGCCGTAAAAATAAAATGATTTATGGCTTGACAGGTGAGGAGCCACACGATAGTCTCAGGGTTATGAGCTTCGTGATGTCGGGCGGAATGACCGGCAGCCTACCGAAGGCCATGAAGGTTGACATTCTTGCATACGGGCTCGATGGCGTGAATTGGGTCTACATTGCGAGGGAATTATTTAGGGAGGTGCACGATGAGTAAGCGTGAAGAGTTGGTTCAGGCCCGGGACAGGGTGCATCAGGCGTCGGAGGTGTATGCGGGTATCCAGGAGGACTTCTCCGAGGAGCTGGTCGAAGACGGGGTTGTGTCCATGAGAGTGTCGGCGGAAGTGGGTTCCACCCCACCATCGGTGCGAATCGAGATGCCCGGGCCCGACGTGTTCTACGTCGAATCCGCCACCGAAGCCCAGTTCATCGTGAACAAGCTGCACGAGTTCTATGGCGTGAAGCCAAAGGAGCCGACCAATGACTAGCGCGTGTGACGCGGAGCTTGATAGAAGCCCGCTCCACCCAGACCGTCAGCCGCTACGGGTTGAGATGATGCCCAGTGGCCAGTTCACGATAACACGACCAGCGGGCCACGGTGGCCTAATTCTGGACTACCATGATATGCAAGCTCTCAGAGAGCGCCTAAATCAACTACTGGAGACGACAGATGAGCAACATTCGACCAATCAAGCGTAAGGACATTCGCAAGCGTATGTCGCCCGATGGCTGGGCGCTGGACACCGAGGACAACGTCCTCATCGGCCCTGGTGGGCACGAGGAGCCAGCACCGCCACTGTTCGAGCTACAGGAGCGTTTCGACTTTGATGTGCGCCACTTTGAGGATGCCCACAAGCACCACGGGGTACACCTCAAGCCGCGCCACAACGACCAGGATATGTACGCCGACGTGCGGACCTTCCACCGGAAGATGGGGCAGATGCCGGAGACTGCCGGGCCGCACCTGAACCACGATAAGGCTCAACTACGCATCGACCTGATGCGTGAGGAGCTGGACGAAACCATCGCGGCGATCAAGGACGACGATATGCCCGGGATTGCTGACGGCTTGGCGGACTTGATTTACGTCGCGCTAGGCACAGCTATCACCTACGGCATCGACCTGCGTGGTGTGTGGCGCGAGGTTCACCGGACCAACATGGAGAAGCAGCCGGGCTTGGAGCGCGATGACGGCAAGGTGTTGAAGCCGACCGGGTGGCAGCCACCGAACATCGTGGACGTATTGGTGCGCCAGGGCTTGATTGCTGAGGCGCAGAAATGACCCACCCTAACGACATAATGCTAATTACTAAGGCGGCTGAGTTTTTCGGCACCACGGGGAACTTCCTTAGAAATTGCGTGAATCGTGGCGAGCTGCCGATACTCCGCACTGAGGGGCGCAATAAATGGGTGGACCTAGCCGATGTCGAGGCGGTCGTTATTGCCAAGCGCGAGAGGGAGGCTAAACGGGCGCGGTGGGCAGAGACCGACTGGACTGGGATGTCGGCGACTGACATTATGGCCCGGACCGGCCATACGTCGAAGCGGAGTGTTGAACGTCTGATGGAGAGGCTGGGGTATGTTTATAATTTCCGGTGCGGATTCTATGTAAGGGAGTGTGACGCACCCCCTAATCGGCGTACGGGCAACCGCGTGGCGCACCTGCGGCACGACATGCTTAGTAGGTGGCGCAATGGGGAGTACCAGAAGGCTATTGCAGCCGATTATGGGTGCCATGTCGGAACCGTCCGCACGCTGATCCGACGCGCCGAGAGGGAGGAAGCTAATGGATAGCGACACACAGCTACTCCATAGCGCCAATGAGACGCTCATTATGGAGGTGAAGAGGCTCCGTAAGCGGTGGACAGACCGTATCTTCCGCCCGTGGGATAAAAAGAAGGCCGTCAGAATCAACATCAAGCCCAAGTCGAAGGCCCGGCCCCGGTTCAACAGCAGGACGATGCGGGCGTACATGCCCACGCCCTACACCAACTGGATAAAGGAGTTCCAGGCCGAAGTTGAGGATGTGGCGCACCTGATGGACATCCAGGCTAAGCCCACGAGCATGTATGTCGTGGCGCACGTCAAGATGCCTAAACACTGGCCCAAGAAGCGCAAGAAGGCCTGTCGGGGCACGCCGCATAATAACCAGCGGCTTGACGTGGACAACATGGCCGGGGCTATCATGGACGGTTTCTACCCGACCAAGAAGGCTAGGGGCGGTGGCAGGGACCCTGATGCGATTGGTGGAGACGGGCATGTTTGGCGTCTACAGGCCGCGAAGGTCTGGGATGATGAGGACTTTTTGGAAATCTATATCGAAACACAGGAGGAAGTGACGTGGTGAAGACGAGGCTAGCGGACGTTCTGTGCAACCAGGCCCAAATGAACGCCCACAAGGACACACAGAGGCGGTTCGATTCGATTGCGGACCGAGCGGCGTATTTGGCCGAGAGCGGCAAGCGCGAGCTCGACCTGGCGTGCTATCGGGATATAATGACACCCGGGCTTTACGATAAGCTCGTGGGGGAGGGTTTCGAGGTCTACGAACGCGCTAGTGGTAAGGGTTGGCCGTTCGACCCCACCAAGCCGCCTCACTCGAATTGGGAGGTCTCATGGTAGCCCCGGTACCCCCGCGCCCCTCACTTGACGACCCGGGCTGGGGCGAGTATAATGGCATTCTGTGGCACGACGATGGCTGGGTATGGCCTAGGTCGAGCGATTGGCCGCTACGGGCCACTCATGTCGAGCTGTGGTGCAAGTGGGGCAACTGGTGGACGCTCAAGTTCTCGGGGACATGGTGCATGGATGTCCACATGAAGCCCGAGGAGTTTATCGAACACGTCATGAAACCGAACGGATGGGAGGTTGGACAATGAGCTATAATTTCTAGGTGTGGGACGGTGAAGCCGACGAAGACGAGGATGCCTACCCCCCCCCTCTTCTAGCCAATTTTGGACAGGGGGGGGGTCTGGAATATCAGGAGGACGCAGTGAATGTATGCAGATGGATTGCCAGCGGCCCACTCTGGGCCATGTCGAGGCTCATCAGGGGTATTGTGGCGCTGCCAAATAATTAGGGCTGGGAATGATTACGATTTTGAAAAACATTTTCAATCCTCCGAAAATGAGACTGAGACTCATTCTCAATTGAGATCGAGTCTCACCCGAGATGTGAGATTTGTCGCATTTTCGATATGACACTTTGTAAGATTGTGCGGATTGTCATATTGTGCGGAGTCGGCTGCTATTGAGACTCATTCTCAACGATGCATAGGGGCGTTATTATAAACGTGGGCCGATTTTGTAATTGACACAGGCGCGCGCATCGGGTACAATCCGCAACCCATAACGCCAATATATAAGCGGGGCATTGTATCACGGAATGGAGCCGATGCAATTACAATCCAGCCCTAATTTTGTAACCGGAGCACAATGTTCTGGACACCACGTTCCGGATGCTGGACCTGCTCTTGCGCGGCGCTGGCAAGATCATCGGAATACCGCTGGGCTACTCCTATAATAAGGAAGGAAAAATAACGCGGCTGGTCCGCGTTTTTTTTTTTGCAATTTTCTCCAATCGGTTCTTGACCGTGTCCGTTTTAGCTGTATATTGTGGACGAGAAAGAAAACGCTAACCCAGGAGAAAGTCATGCGAGTCACCATCACAAAAGCCGGAACCAAGATCCAACGCAAAACAGGCGAGGCGAAAGCCTTCCAAGTCGAGACGGCCGACGGCTTCAAGTTCTGGGTGCAGAACCGCAGCGTCAAAGGCGCGAAGGAAGTCGGCGCGAAGGTCGAAGTCTCCGACCGCGTTTACAAAAAAGCGGTCGACGAACGCGCCCAATTCACCCGCGAAGTCAAAGAAGATCAGGCACGGAAGAAGATCGTCCTTGGTAAAATCGAATCCGATTGGGAAAACGACAAATGCGCTGGGTTCGACATCCACGACTGCTTTATGAATCGCCGCGATCGCCAGCGCCTTCGCGTGTTCATTTCCAAGTCGAAAATCGAACAAGGCTTGACAGTCGGCTTTGTCGAATGGGCGATCAAAAAGGCCGCTGAAAAAGCCAACGCCTACGATTTTGTTTGCGGCCACGGCTGCATCGTCGATGCTATCGAAAACGCGACGGGCGATCTTGTCCGCGCATAAAAAACAAAAAAAGGAGATAACGATAACAATGAGAGCTTACTATATCGCCTTCGGGGGGAATTACGGATTACCCCCGCGCAAGAATTGCGCGGCACCTATTGGGGCGTTTATGGGCGCGGATGCTAATGTTGCGATGCTCGGTGACGTTGATAAGATGCTCGCCGACAATAGCGCGGAGGTGCTCGTCCGTGGCATGGGCCACGGGCGCGACGCTGTGACCGATGGTGAAGAATTAACGCGAGTATGGATTGCGACGATTCCAGCCAGTGCGCTAGATAGCGTCATTCGCGAGTTGTCGGCGGTCGCGTGGAATTATCGTCAAAAAGAGTATGCGATAAGCGTATTAGATACACAATTCGTTTGCGGAGTTTCAGCCGCGCAACAATTCTATAACACTAAACAGGAGGCGTAACAATGGCACGTCAAGTACGCACAATAAGCAAAAACAACACTTCACTTTGGTACGATGGCGTGTCCGTCGTTATGAGTCTACACGGGTCAACACTCGCCTATATCGCGGTAGACGGTAGCAGCGTCACGCTAACGGACGCTGGATACCAGACGGTCACGACACAAACAAGGCTAAACCAATTGTGCAACGAATTGGGTTTACAGATTCGCTACACCCGGGCCGCCGATGGTCAAGGATTCGGAAGCAACGCCCATAAGCTGACGGACGCCACCGAACACAATACCTATAACTGGCGTCATCGGCACGTCGTAGAGCTTGAACCACACGGCGCCTACCGGCGCGGGATTGCCGCAAACCTGCTAGACTTGTGCAGGCGTTGGAATAAGTCCCTCGGTGAAGCTGTGGCGGTGGCGCAAAAAGTGGGAAGCGCCCGATGCCCATAAACAACCTTACGCGACATGCGCTAGCGATTGGCGCTAGCGGTTCCGGCAAAACGGTACTAACCAAGGGCATAGCAGAAGAGTGTATTTTTCGGGGCGTTACCGTTGTGGCGTTGGATAATCAGGGGGATTTGTGTGGGCTTGGCATTGGTGACAACACAACGGGGCGACTAGGTGTCGCTCCTAGAGTCGAATATATGACGGCAGGCTTGGGTGTCGCGGGTGTCGACCAATTGAACCTGCTAGACTTCTTCTCGGAACCCGAGACACTAGCTAGGCAATGCCTGTCATTAGTGGGTATCTCATGCCCGCAGTCACTAGCAGTATTGACTGACTATATACAGGAATTCCAGCCGACAAATATAAACGAATTATGCGAGTATCTAAGCGATATGCACAACCCGAAACTATGCACAAAGGGCAAGAGTGAAACGCTAGCTAGGCTACTGAATGGCCTATTGATAGGGAGCAGTGAAGAGCTAGTGAAGGGTGTTGCCTTCGACCCCGCTAAGTATATCACAAAGGGCAAGAGCGTAGTTATACACACTGCTGAATTGGAGCTAGCGCAACAGGCTAGCGTCGTTTCCAGTGTTGCGGGGAAATTGTTCGCGTACTGCGCCGACAACGCTAGCGATAGGTTACAGTGCCTACTGTACCTTGACGAAATCGCCCCGTATTGCCCCCCAATTCGCAACACTAGCGCAAAGGCTGCTATCATGCGGATAGCTAAGCAGGGTCGAAAGTATGGATTGGGCTTGTTGTTAGCAACGCAATCTATTGGCGACGCCTC